TTAAGGAATTCAAACCCGCCATTAGATACTCTATTGCCAGTGAACCTCCATAGACCACCATTAGCATCCTTCAGTAACTGGTAATCTTTAGGTTCCTTCCAAGACTTAAGCATAGATTTGATTTGGGTATTATACTTCTCTGCGTTAGCGTTACCCTTAAATTTCATGTTAGACAAAAGAATATCAATATTATTGATTTCATCTTTATCCAATTCATGATTATAACCCTTAATATACTTAACAAGACGGTCATTAAATCTCTTAATCTCTGGAGATTTCACAATACCTGATTCATCAAGAATAGAAGTGATTTTGTTTATAGCATCCTGAGAGGTGCCATTATCATCATTATGGACTTCCATAATGCTGTTATACACATAATTCATCAGATCATTATGCTTATCTTCTTCCTCTTTCCGTAGACGCTCAATCTCTTCCTTCTTCCTACTCTTAAATGTCACTTCCCCATTTTTGTAACTAATTAAATGAGTATCTGTTTCTGCTCCAAGTGCTCTGGAGAGTTGAGCAATTGCCTCTTGGGTATAAATAGCATTATCCTCATCCACATATATAGCACCTGTAAACCCGTTAGCATCCAGGATTTTCTTAGCATTGGACTTACTAAGACTCGGGGATTTCATTTCCCGAATAGAGCTGATTGCCTGACTGCCCTCATACTCAACTTTTGTGGATTCCAAATTTATAGATTCCACAGGAATTCCAATATTCGCTCCTATGGAACCTGCATTCAAATATGCCTTCCCATCCTTTATGTTTTTGATCTGACCATTCAGAATCATTCCATTATCTTCATAGGAGACATAATCCCCTATCTCAAGCCCACCATACACACTCTTTTTGTCATATGGCATAAGGACATGATTAGCGACCGATATAAGCACACCGGTATCCAGCCTTACCTCCGACTGACCATCTTTCAATGGCTTAATATATGTGGCAGTCTCATTTTGTCCCGCTAATTGATATGTGGCACCTATCTGAAACCTCTGTGGCGTGGGGCGAGACTGTTCTTCATGGTACTGCTCACCCCTCTCAAGCCTTTCTATATCCTCCTGAACCTCTGCCTCAACAGAAGCCAGAGCACTCTCATTGATGGTCTCATCTGCTGGATTATGAAAACCCTCAATCAAGCTGGCCTGCATACCTCCAACTGCCCCCAGGATTCCGGCATCAATGAGCATCTTCTTCTCTTCGTGACTGAGAGCCTGCCAAGTCATCTCCTCGCCCTTGGCATACTTCTCTGCCATAAGGTTCACAAACTCCTGTGCATACTCTGTCCCTCCTTCGATCACCATGTTCTTTGGCAGTGATCGGACAAACCTCCACCAGTACTGCGACCCGGGATTTCCGGTCTTGGTGATAAAATTCTTCAGTACCATGGATGGGAGAATTGAATCCATCGACCCAGACACTGCACCCCCCATAAGTGCTGCTGCACGAGCATCTTCAAGTGGAACATAATCCTCGTGATTCTCATCCAACTCTGTGTACGGCAACAGTGACCCATAAATCTCACCAGCATTCATCCCCACACTATTCAATGCCGTGCCAGCAAACATACCATTCAAGGCCCATTGCTGCTCAATCCATTGCCGTTGATTGACACTCCTCATCTTCCCGTCTGGCATCCGGCGAAGAATCATTTTATCCTTCGGGATGTCCTTTGTCACAATCTTACTGACGTTTTTGGACAGGCTGGAGAATGTCTTTCCTGCTACCAAACTCTCAAGAAGTGATGCACCCGCTTGGCCGGATACTGACATCGCACCACGAATCGATTCATCCAAACGATCAAACCCCCACCTTACATCGGTTGGTGATGTTATGGTTGGCTTGTATTTGCTCGCTTGATCTCTCAGTGAGGATGCCACTCCAGTCAACCAATCATGGACTCCCATAGTCGGCTCTTGTGCGAATGGCATCGCTGCAAAATCGAATCCAGAGCTTACCAACCCAAGACCAGACATAGCAAGCCCCTTACCAAACTCCCTGGCGTACCCAGTCGGACCCCTCATGTCCTCACCTGGGGCATTTACCACATCCAAATACTCATTCCTAAATGTTGGATATTTTGCCAGATCAACCCCTTTGGATCTGGCCAGTTCCCCGAGCCTCCTGATAAGCTCACTGTCGGGAACCAATGTTAAGTCTTCTCCCTGTGCCTTTAACTGCGTCTTGTATGCATGTAGCTGGGGAGATTGTTGCTTGAACTCATTTGGCATAGTTTAATATGTAAACGCTTTATTTGGTGGCAGATTTTGAGTCAGAATGGGCCTTGTAGATATCATAGGCAAACCACAATAAACTTGCCGCAGCAATACCCCATCCAACAGGCCCACCCACAAGCCCTCCCGCAAGCCTTCCTCCCATCTGTTTCGCACCCTGGAGTCCAGCCTTCGCAACCACTCTGCCTGTCAAGGAGGCCATCTGTCCAGTAGCCTTTTTACCAGCATGCTTTTGGTAAAGTTTCGTAAGTTCTTTTTGCAGAACCTTGTCGCTCTTAAGCAGTCTGGCACCTTTCTTATCATTGGCAAGCAAATTTTTCAACTCTTCTACAGCCTGCTGATTGGTTGCCCCCTGAGGCAGGGTGACGTTATTACCCTTAAGAACATTCTTGGCAAAATTACCAATATCATCCAACTCAGCACCACTTATCTTTGTAGGAAAATCTGGAGTGCGTCTCACCATTTCTGTAAATGCCTTAACTTGCCCTCCTTTTATGAAGCTGCTTGCCGCTGAGTAGGCGGTTCCGCCTATTGTCGCTTTATGGATCGCATTCCCAATGTAATTGTGATCAACCGTTGCTGCGTCTGGGTCTTCTGGGTTCTTAAAAACACCCCCAATATCGACATTATCACTGCCTGCATCTGCATTGTCTGGGTTGCTATTAAGATCATTCCCACCCCCATTGTCAGTTAGCCTATAATTACTGGCAGGAAAGCTTTGAAAATTTACTGCCCCCTGGTTGTATAATGCCGTTTTTTGCCTGCTTATATCGTTCAACTGAGAAGTAAGGGAGTTCAATTGTGACCCTCTCTCTTCTGCCCATCCAGAACTTATATTTGATCTTATCTGAGCAAGTGCGAGCGGGATATCATCTTTATCAATATCTTCAAGGCTCGTTAGACCCCTCATTTTAAGAAATTCACTGATTTTTGCGTCTCGATAATAATCAGGCACTTTGCCACTAAGAAGATCGTTCATCTTAGTGTGAACATCCTGCTCTTTCCTATGTAAGGCGATAAGTGAATTATCATTGGCACTCGACCTAACTCTTGCGTTGTCGCCCATTGCATCTATGTCGCCACGAAAACCACGCTTTCGTGACTCCGTTCTCGCATCATGATCTGTGTTTAGCCTAACCTGTTCGCCAGTCGCCCTTGTGTTGGCAAGATTATTAACACCTTGCAGGGCCGTAACATCCAGTTGGTTTTGCCCCATTTTTTCAAGCCGTGCCAGCTCAAATGGAAGAGTTGCTTTAGCCTTTGCTATTTCAAGTGCGTTATTGTGAGTAGCAAGACCTCTGTCCATCTCATACGAAACCTGCTTCTCACTAAGGGCGTTTTCCCGCATGAGGCCATAAAGGCGTTCCAGCCTAACCAGTTCATTAATATTTGCGTCCCTTGTGTCTTCCTGCCCATATCTATGAAGGATCTTATCACGATCCAATGTGTTCTCGTGAGTGCTATCTCCCTCTACAAGCTTATGCTTATGTAGCTGCTCATTCGTTTGCATATTAAGGGCGTTGATGAACTCCTGCTGCTGATTATTGAGCCTGGACCTCAAAATAGCATTGCGGTCGGCTGCATGAGCTTGGTACGCATGTGCCGCAGCTTCGGGCACGGCTACCACCAGGGGATTAGACTGAGAAGATCTTACATGGATCCTATTTACAATGTCGGCTGCTGAACTCATTACGCATTAAATTGTACACCTACACTATGCAGGTCATTTTTACGCTTATCGGCCCACAAGCTGCCACGATTGAATGGCCTCATCCGATCAACTCCCATTTGATCAAAGAAGCTATTGGCAAGGTCTGGAACCTTGGAATATGTGTCAAAAGTCTTTTGGCTCAACCCCTCAAGCTCTCCAGCATTCTGAAGGTTGGCATTTGATGCAAGAGAGGCTGCGTTTTGGTTGCCCTGCAGGAAGGCATCTCCAAGCCCATCGGCAAATGCAGTAGAGCTACCATTCTCGGCAAGGCCCATTCCGGAAGCCATATTGGCAATGCTGTTTGAGGTTTCTTGCTGGGCATTACTCACACCAACATTGGCACCCTGATTTCGTGCTGCAATACGGGCATTTGCTGCGGCTGTCATGTCGCCAAATACGGAGTCAAGGTTGCCCAAAGTGTTCTGGTATGCAAGATCAGTAAAGGGATTCAACATGGAGGCATCTGCCCTACCCTGTGCAAGCACATCAGTTGCCTCAGGGTACATACCACCCATGCTGTTTACGAAATCCAGCAACCCAGCCTCTGAGGTCTTAAGGTCAGGTCCATACCTACCAGACCATGCGAATCTGTTCCGCAGAGCTTCCAATTGTGCTCTGGCGAGTTTCATGGCATCCTGATACATGTCAGGCATTTTTGGACTAAAGATACCCATGGCTTAGTATTCCTGTATGCAGAGATTGAGTGTTTCTAAGTCTATAATATTGTGTCCATACCCTGGAGTTGCAATCACAAACCTGCAAAAACTATTGCGATTCTCAATAGTGACACCAAGGCCAAAACTACGGAACTGTGGCTGAGAATAACCATACCCACTGCACTCCATAACGTAATTGTCTATAGTTTCAGAGAAATTCACCACATATCCACCCTTACTGACATACAAACTGCGATCCGGAAATATAGCTGATGGAATAGCACCGCCCAAATTCTGAAGCTTTTGGTTCAGGTAGCAGTCCTGGAAATTGCTTCCGTCACATATCAATTTCACACCATCCTTATAGATACTCAGAAGCACACTTGTACCATCTCCGTTAATCTCAACATCTCCTATGGTGTACCTCGTGTCATAAAAACTAAGCTGCCCAGGCTTATCTGTCCCAGAGACAATAAACTCCACTCCATTAAGATTTGAAAAAACACTACTGCCACCTTGCAAGATCAACTTACCTGACGGTGACGTGCCAGTAATCTTCATAGCAGCATGTGTACCCAGCTTCAGCGTTCCCGCAGCAACCGCTATCTTGTACTCCGGTGGGTCTGGAAGTGGATCCCAAAATGGAGGCTCGCTCAATCCACGAGAGGTCAGCACTTTTTTTGCGGTACTTTGATCCGGCTTAAATTGCGATGCGACAATATTATTGATCTCTACTGGGGTAGCAGTACCTAATCCTGCGACATCAATTATGAGCGAGTTGATAGCATCCTGTATGGTTTGCCAATTATCATCACCCTTCGAGTGATCCATCCCCGAATCTGTGTCACTCCTCTTGTGTAGCTCTATGGGTTCCATACTGAATAAATAAGACCCAATTTAATGCCACAGGTCAAGAGTATTTCAGGACTCTGAATGACAGAAACTTGGGTGGATTTGATGATTCACATTCTTCAAAATCAATGGGCATAGAAGTGTTTCTGATAAGCCCATACTCTTCCTCTCTGCCAGGAAGTATTGACCAATTCACCACCCCTGTTTCACCAGGATCATTTTGCGTGGCAACGAACACTACATGCTGATTACTGGACTCAACCGCAACCACAGTGAAGATCTCATCCTTGTCATGGGCATTATTTATTTCATCATGCAAACTGGCACTGCCATGACTTTGCATATACGCCCTGTATTGAATTGCATTCTCATGCAAATTGGGCGATGGAATAATAGGAATCCCCCTGTCCCTATCCCAAAAGGCAACCACTGCATCAACATCGCTTCCAGACTTATTGTATTGAGCATGCATCACATACAAACTCCTCCTTCCGCTACCAAGAAAAACAAAATTGCCCTCTACCTTCTTTTGGAAAACCAACAAAAAAACTGATGGGTGATACCTTTGATGCTCAAAGCCCTGGAAAACTGGCCTATAGAACAAATGCCCTCCAGGAACCCCGGAGCACTGGGCTATCTCACCTGAAATAAAGGCGTTATTATTGAATGAAATACCTCCATCCAACTGTATAGTCTCCGTATTGGTTAGTGCACCCTCTTTGGTATAGTGCAATGAGGCCCAAAACGTCTCCTCCCCCTCAGGAACTCCAGTTATGTGCCGCCTGATATAGCACACTCTATTTGGAAAAAGATTTCCATTTTTTGTGTCTGAAATAAAGCACACCCTATCCCCAGTATTGAACCTACTGAAGTCAACAAAGATCTGAGTTATATTGGGCTCCTTCTCCCACTTACTATTCTGGCGAAGCATGCCTATTTCGCCTGCATACTCTCCTCCCTGTATTGACTTTACCCTATTGCCATCAACCACATCCAAGTGGGCAAACTTATAGAAGATATCTGGACTGCTCTCTCCATTTTTATGATTGTTTGATTTCTTTACCACCGGATTCAATATGGTCGGCTTTGTGCTGATATTGTGAGCTGCAGCCAATGGCACATATTCACCTCTCGCATCCCAATCCTGGAATGATGGCAACCCGCTTTCACTGCCAACAAATATCTGCCCGTCCTCTCCTGCTGGCTGCAAATTCTTTGGATCCACCTCGATACTGCCATTGCCGTATATGATGATGTCAAGATTGCGTTTTTCAACTACCTTATCGACATCACTTATCAGAGCATTTATCTTTGATTCTATACTCGTCCAATTCGCATCGACTTGCTCATGTGTGAGCGATACGCTTGGCGATTCCGAATTCTTAAACAGATCTATTAAGTCCACTATCTATTGCCTCCCTGAGTGATTGTATTACTTCCTGAAGATGGACCCATTTTTCTTGCATGGCAACCTCATAGGCATCCGCTCCATCTGGATCAATTGCCCTTAACTTCGGAGGAAACTTTGGTAATCCGGAACTTAACTCCAGCATAACCACTCCGGCTTTTAATTCCTTTCGCCCAAGTGCCATTAGTGATTCTCCATTTCGATTGATCGTGAGAAAGTTCCCCTTGCCATCATGGTATAACCCAAGTACTTAAAATTCATGTTACCCTGTGAAGGAATCTCCATTCTCAACTGAAAGAATATGCCCTCCATGTGAAGGAATATTGCCCTATCTCCATCCCCTATATCAATTGTATCAAGCGTTGTATCCGGCTCATCCTCTCCCCACAAATACTTCTCATCCATATTGTAAGCCGAGTAAAAGCCCACATCAAGAGTTTCACCGCCCTTAACATCCAAAGCCACCGTGTCGATTGTCTTATTATTAAGGCTATCCCCTAAATCTGTCATTCCATACTGAATTATGCCAACGAATGGCTTTAATGACTTCGTTACTGGATCATACATAAATGCACTGCCACGGACATGTCGGACTATTTCATTCAAACCGCCCTCAAGTGCCATAATAAACCAGAATCCTCCATCCTCCTCAAATCGATGCATTGTGGTTGCTGCAAGAAACCTCAGTTCAGAGGTTGAGAATGTGTCATACTTGTAGTCATAACAAAGTGTGCCCTCGCCAGGAATTGACAAGTAATACTCAAAGTTTGATGGATTATTCACGGCAAATACCGCTTCCTTGTCTCCAGTGAAGTTCCTCCAAAAAGAGGAAGCTGCAACCGCCTTCATGGATACAACTGGATAAAATGCACCAACACTAATCTCATAAGGCCCATCATTGCCCCAGTAGATATGCTTATTGCCGAGGATATTCATTACGGAATTCGGGAATGTTGGGACAGCCTGACCAGTGTAGACAGTCTTCAATCCAAATGGAATCTGCGGATTGGTAGTCTTGCTCATTACGAAGATTCCATTCTTCCGATACCCAACCATGTAATCCCCAAGTGGCTCAAACTTATTGATGGCCGATCCGTCTTCTTGCCAGTCTTGATACCCCGCACCAAGAGAGAAGTCATACACATACACCCCTCCAATGTTCACGAATCTGCGAATCTCTGTGTCCAACGCATCACTGGACGCAAACGCATCAAGGACAAATTCCATACCCCATTCCGGCCTCCTGTCCATAATGAACATACCATGACCGCAATATGTGGAATCCCTGTAGGCTGGCACATAGACCCAGCCCCCTATTATATCCGAATGCTCATCAATCAAGTCATCATCATACTCCTCGCCAAGACCCCAGTATATCCAATCATCTTCACCATCCGGCAAGTAAAACAATGCCCCCTGTTGAGTCTCGTACCAAGTTCCAGGATCTCCTTCGGATCCAGGAATCACAGTTCCTGTCGGCTCATTCCACTGATTGTGAACCTTATTCCCTGCAGTAAATTCCCCGCCCTCTTCTCTTATGATATTGGACACCTCCACGGTTCGTGATGGATCCTTTGCCCATATCCAAATCCAAGGCTCCTTTTCGGACACCCCGTAAGCGTGGCAATCAATTACCTCACTCAAAACCGGATTATCCTGAATAAACTCAGCAAGACCAGCAAGGAATAATGCGGCTGCACGATCATTATCATAATCCTCATCAAGGACAACGCCCTCGGACGCATGGAACTTTGCCGAAAAATCATACTCAACCTTCACCTCAAGCTCGCCAGTCGTATCCTTATCAAGCAGTAAAGTGATCTGATAATTATGGTTGCTGGACTGGCTCACCCTACCCATCATTTCTCCACTCACTCCAATCAAATCATACGGACCCTTCACCCCTAAAATCTTGACTGGATTATTGAAGGCGTTGTCTATCTGATCAAGCTTCGGGCGACCATACAAAGCAAGGTACGCTTCCTCAATCTGAGCATCAGTTGCACCCCCTGTTGAGTTTGGAGTTATAGTGCTTAGCCGAACATTTGTCTCTGCTCCTTCTTGGCCAGTTTCAGATGTCGCAATGGAAACATCAAAACCTCTGCCAGCAATCAGTGACTCCAATATAAACCCACCCTGCACAGTCTTTGCCTTCACGATCCTGGAGTCTGCATTTATCTTACTCACCAGAAATCCAATAATCTCATCCTCTGACACCGACCAATGGACATCATTTTCCTGTAGGACTCCATCATATGTATCGGTCTCAATGAGGTAGCTTTCCTCACTTATATCCACCCTAAAATACTCCTTCAGAGTAGGCACCACAGTTGGCGGAGAGTATTGTATGCGAACACTAACTTCCTGCTTAACGCCACCTTGTATTATGGACTGGAACTCATCATGCAGGTTTGGTCTCATAATGATCATATCCCTTATGGAGACAGGGATATCCACTATATTCTGAACGGGGCGACCTATCTGGATCTCTATAATCTCATCCACTCCATCACTCACCTCAACTGGGTAAAACTCCAGAGAGGCATCCTCAACAGGCTTCAGCTCACCATCATCCATTACACGAAGACCAGATACTTGCCCGAGGTTATTCAACCTCACCCTAATATATGGCCTCTCCACTGACTCGGACTCCATCGACAACCCAGTTGTTGATATGGAAACCGCATCGGTATCGTACCCTGCCCCAGGATCGGTAATCTTGTAACTCAGGCTGGTTCCATTCAGTGTTAGTGTTGCGGTTGCTCTCCTGCCGATATCATTCGCCAACTGAAACGTGTCATCAGATAAGATCACAACATAGTAATCAGATCCCACGCCCAAGCCAGACCCGCTACCGATATCAACAATCCTAATACGCTCTCCGTCGTCCAAACCATGTTCTTTTTTGTAAAATATGTTTGATACTGCCGATATACCCTCAATCACAGTATTGCTTGAATTCTTCAGATCCAACCTTGCACCATTGATGCCTGCAAGCGGGATATACACTGGATCTCCTACACTAAATGTTGCCCCTATTCCACCTACCTTACCTGCGTCATGCTTCAGCTTAAATCTGGCACTGCCCTTTTGGATGCTACCCTCAAACCCCTGCTCATAAAGCCATGGATGCCCGTAAGCACTCCACATGATGGAATAGGATACCCTCTCTATCTTAAAGCTGGAATTCACACCAGGATCATCGTACACGCACCCATAAAAACCAACTGTCGAGTCATTGGCTAAAAACTCTTGCCCATCCACTATCCTTGTGATGTCACCACATATTAAATTGCCACCATACTTATGTATCGTCCCAACGCTTGCAATATTGCTCTCCCTCATTCCATAAAGCGGAACTGCCTCATCCCAATCAGTATGGTATATCCTTGGTAGGTCATAGCCATTATTGATGATCACATATCCAGAACTCTCAACAATCTCCCACCTTCTGGCAGGGCTTCCGTCTCCACGGTAATGAAGACCTCTTGAAATCTCAATCCATCCAGCCGGAATTGTGGACTCCGAAAAATATCCAGGATCCACATACGGGACATTCACAACCTCAATCTCCAGAGAGTCACCATAGCCATTCCCGCCATCAAGAATCTCAACCTCAATAATTCGGCCATCCTCTGCCGTAAACCGAAGATCCAACCCACCCCCTGTGGCACCATCTTCTTCCTCAAATGTTGGGCGAACTCCATTTACGGGAGTCCCATAATACCCAAACCCAGAGTTAATCAAGCTGGCCCCTACCACGGAACCGCCCTCCAGTGTGAGCACTACTCTCGCTGGTACAATAGGGCGATCCCGCATGTAGGATAAATGCTTATCATTCCCCAAGTATGCAAAGATGCTTCCGCCCCTGCATCCTATGGCAGATCGATTGCCGTCATGGTCCGTAAACTCATGCAATCCACCAATAGGCCCAGATCCTGGCAATATATGAAAATCTTTCCTGCCCTCGATCCGGATAATATCAGTGCCATCCCTTAAGACTTCTCCCTCAAGGTCTCTTCTGATATTTCGCTTCTCGGTGTAATTCGCAAGACCTACGGCATTTTCAGCCAACGTCGATGCAAGCTTTCCACCATCAGCTACCTTTACCGATATTGGCTTTGGCTTCTTCTTTGGCATCAGGCTTTTTGTCCTCTTGCTCAAGTGCGGCCTTGAACTCACCAAACGCCTGAAGACGCTCGTAGCTCATATCTGCCTCCGCAACTCCAGCCTTCGCAAGGCAATACTTGGTGGCATTAATTCCACCGACTAATTGCAGCTCCTTCATTGCAGCTTGTTCCTTCGCATTACGTACTGCAACGAGGTCGTTATGCATCGACAGCAATGCTTCCATACTACAGGAGAGTATCGGATTTTCCGAAATCTCCTCATTTGTTTTTGGTTTGGTTTCCATTTACGCTTTTACTTTTAGTGTTCGATCAGACAGATCCAGATAGAGTGTTCCGCTCGCCACGGCCCCTGGATCTGTAGGTAAATCGTTAAAATTCACAACCGTAACCCCACCTGCACGATGGATGGTAAATAGGACATCTGGATTACCACCTCCATTAGGGATCATCTCAAACGATAGGGAGTCTCCTGCTTGCACAACGAATCCATCATTTGCCACAGATGTAACCTTCTTCATCTCCATGCCTGCACCACTTGTATGTGAGTGCATAGTGAGCATCTGGTTACTACTGGTCTTCGTCCTCTCCATATAGACATTTGTTCCCAAGGAGTGAGCAAATGCTGACACGCCCTCTTGCCCATCAATATCCGAGAATACATGCGTGGCTGGCTTGGTGCCCTCCTGCCCATATGTGGAAACGCCGCTAAAAGTCTCACCACCAAGAATGATCTGTGGACCAAACTCAATCGCAGTTGCTGCCTCATTTTGGACTGCTTTACGGAAAGAAGCCTTTATGCCTCTGCCGCCAACTCCAGTCCAGTATGTGTCAAAAATCAAGTGCCCATCTTTTGAACCAAGCCTTACGCCTTGTCCGTAATTTCCGATATCCGAAGCATCAACTAACTCAAGCCATGCATCAACATCTCCCTCGCTTCCGCCAAGAGCATTGCCATAGAGACGCAAGCGTGATGGACCAGTGTAATCCAGAAGCTCCAACTCAAGACCTTCTGCATCATTGCCAACAATACGCATATCTCCATTTACGGACAAAACCCTTTCGCTTGAGTAGGCGGGTGAGGTCTTTAGGTAAACTGCAACATTTCCAGATCCAAGGCCAGAAATATCCACAACCTGGTTACTGTCATTTTTGAGCTTAAATTCATTGTCAAGGTATCCGCTCTCAATCAGCACTTTGTATTCCTGCGAGGCTATCAACCCTGCTGGCATGGTGCTATTTGGGCGAGGCACTATCAGCACTGTTTGACCGTCAACAATCTCAGTGCCCCACTGAGCCCCCAACGCAGCCCTGCTGGCAGGTAGCTTGATCTTATTATTCACAAGATCTAAGTGATCCCCATCAAGAGGGAGGATTGCCATAGGAGCATATACCGGTAATGGCGTTCCAATGGATATGTGGTTAGTGTCGATTGCCTGAAAAACTGGGGAGTTCTCATCTCCGACAAAAAATCTATCTGACTGACTGTATGCGATTCCAGATACCGAAATCTGGCCATCCACTATCTCAAGCCCCCTGCCAACAAGGCCATCCTGCGGAATAAGGTTTCTGAACAATGCCAACCAATCTTCTTTCTCGTATGAGTTTAGAAGCTCTCCTGCTTCCGTTGTGCCATAAGATGGCCTTACATCAAAGTTCATTTCCTTGGTTCCTCTCTGACTATTAAATGAGTTTCCACTTGAGGGTATTCACCTCAATTTCAAGCACTTTATGCTGTGCCAGTGGATGGATATCTGGGTTCACTCCAGCAAGAGGGGCAGGCACCGCAAGCAATGGAATAAAGCTACCTGAAAAAGATGCCCCAATAATGAGATACTTAATATCCCAACCCGCAGCATTCATCACAGGACTCCATACGACCTTATTGGTGTTTCGCCACTTTCGTTCTCCAGCATCATAATTGCGTGGCCCAATATTCTCAGCCACGATTCCTGAAGCATAATTCCCTGTCTCTCCTGAAGGGGAGGTAAAGGTATCAAACCCAGATGCCAGCGATGCATCAATAGCAATAGCTGCCTGCAATGTGGCTGTGTCGCCAATGTTATTCAGCCTGAATCCGGTCGGCAAACTTGCTGCCGCCGCATCTACTGAGTATTGAGTTGTATCCCCAAGAAGATCACCAACCAGGGATTGAAGGAACTTTGAATTGATTGCTGTAGACATTGGATGTTTGGGTAAAAGAATTTGGTTAAAATATGTGATCAGTCAAGACACTTAGTTTGCATTTGGCACAACAAGGTTCATATTCCGAAAAGGAACCTCATACGGAAATATTATCGCCACTGCCCCTGTACCCTTCGCAGGTGAAGCCGCCATGAATATTGTTGCGGTGAATAGTGACCCATCACTTCTTCTTGCCTCCTTACAAACCAATCCATGCACCCCAGATCGCCTCTCCATTGCCTTGTCGTAAGCTTTTCTATGATCAGAAATAACGCTGGAATCCATTAAATCCTCAATACACATTGAGAAATAATCCAATCGATTATAGTTAAACATTTCCGCCGCATTATCGTTCCACCAAGTCAATCTATGGGAGTCATCCGCATGCACTATGCCAGCTCCTACGCTCTCCAAAATAGATACAGTAAGATTCTGCTTGTGGGCCAAGTCTGTGAGTTTTAATTCCAGTTTAGCAAAATGCCTCTCTTGCGACTCCCTTACATCACTTGGCTTTGTTTCACTCTCATAGAACCCTATGGCCGTAAAACAAAGTAAGATTGCGAGCATTACTAAAATAACACCAAACATAACCTCTCTCTTGAGGCTACTTTTGTTTAGTTCAGAAAAAGGTGTTTGAGTTTTCATTTTTACGCTTCCAGTCCTTGTATAAGTCCTCAAGCTCTTTGTGGACCTCCTCTGGCGACATATTCCCCAGCCTACCAAAGAACAATACTGCCGATATTTGAAACTTCTTACATTGCGTGTAGTCCTTCCACAGCCATCTGAACACAAACGCCAGCAAGGCAATAAGTATAACCCCAACAATTATCAGTAACTTTGCCGCCGAAACATCCGTCTCTAATATCTTGATAAGAAATTCAAACATCGCCAATTTTAATAAGGATGAATATGTGCGACCAAGGAATGTGACCCTGGCCGCACACATGCAAGATTGAATTATGCGTTTACAGCAGTTTCGAAGTCGGTGAAATCACCAAGAGCGTCACCACTACTATTGATGATCAACTTATCGGTTGGAATATAAACTTCCGCAAGGGCGTATCCGGTAGCCGCAGAAACATCCGTTGTTCCCGCACCGTCTTGGTGTGTGGCAAAGATGAATCGATCCAAGCCTTCATCCCATCCGAAGAATGCCCCATCCTCGCTTGAGCCACGAGTAAACTGGATACCAGCATCGCCGACAGCATTTGAAGCCTGGTCAGCATCCTTAGCAATTTCGATAATCTGGTCAGTAACTGAAACAGTTGTGGAATCAACGGTTGTAGTAGTGCCCTGAATAGTAAGATTACCAGTGACAGTCAGATTTCCGCCAACAGACATATCAACATCAGTTTGGACAGTGCCAGTCAGGTATCCGCCAGAGAGGTTGATGCCATTCTGGAACTCAGTAGCAGAGTCAAATACGGATTCTCCTGAAACAGAGATACCCGCAGATCCTATGGCAATTTGATTTGAGTCAGTAATACCCCCACCTTGCAACTCGATAGCTCCTGTACCCATGGATAGCGATCCGGATCCAGAGGACAGATTCACGCCACCATTATTACTGAGCGAGATGCCGGATGAGCCAACATCAATACCACCATCTCCGAAAAGATGTTGAGTAGAGCTTGACGAAGCATCAATGTACGCATTGGAACCAAAGGTAATAACGCCATTTGTTCCCAGTGTGATACTACCATCCGCAAGGGATAGATCGATACCACTGGAGCTTGGGTACAGACTTCCGGATCCAGAGGACATATCGATACCGCCTGAGCCGCTAATGGAAATACCTCCATCAGTCATAGTGATACTACCATTAGTACCAAAGGTAATAGATCCATCCGCAGAAGAAAGGTCAATGCCGCTTGAAGATGGCAGTAGGCTTCCAGACCCAGAGGACATGTCAATGCCTCCTGAGCCTCCCATGGTGATGCCAGCAGAGGCTCCAAAGGTTAAGCCGATATCATTCGTTGATATATCGATACCGCCTGAGCCGACTGTGATTGCACCTCCTCCGGATAGGGAAATTCCACCAGTACCGGAGATATCAAGACCAGTGCTTCCGGTCATGTCGATATCTGGAACCGTCAAAACTCCTGTTAGAGTAGGGCTATCGCCGCTGATTTTTCCTGCGAGCTTGGTATTAACCAATTGCCCGATTTGAGTCATTAATGAGGACATTATATTTCCTTGTATTTTAGGTTAACAAAAAGTGTTTTATGTGGATGAGGTTACAGTAAGCTCATCATCCTCTCCGCATGTTACGTGGATATGTGTGTAGGCACTTGGGGTCGTGTACGACTTACTTGTGCCGCCATTGATGGTTGCGGTTGATCCGGTCCGAGTAAAGGAGATGTTATTTGTGCCATCCTTAACTTCAATGATACACCTCAATCCAGCCTTTATCACTCCATCATCGATCTGGAAATCCACGGAATTTGAACTGGTGTCCACTGGCACAACCTTCTGATTGAATGACATATCCAGATCTGGACTTGCTGCCGTTATGGGACTTTTGGCACTCAATAGCCTGTCCCTTATGAAGTTACCAACCTGTGTCATCAAGCTACTCATGATACGATCTCCATGTCTACACTGAATCTGCCCTCAATAGTAAGCTGCGAGTTGCCTCCAACCCCTGCATCGGTTCCCTCCACAACTGAGGATGCACCCCCAGCGGTTAGGCCAGAACTCACCATTGCTATTTGAATACCGGAGCTTCTGGTTGCGGAAGTTTCTCCGAACACTGCCTCAATGTTGGACATCTCTATGGTGAAATCATACGGATTGTAGTCCCTCTGAGCAAGAGGAAGAGGATAAAACAATGGGTTATCACTATATGCAGCATGCAGGGCATCCAGCTCCCCGAAATGCCAAGCCTCAGTTCCGGCATCACCTGAATACTTAGTGAAGTGATTTGAGAGCATGTGGCCTACTGTTCTTGGTATCCAGTTTTCCATGCTGTAAAATCCTGGCTTAAGGAAGTTTGAATCACTCCATACCTTTCCTGAGTTGAGATACGGAATCAACGCCAATGGAATAAACCCAATGTTATCATTGAACTTCACCGCCAAGACACAGTGACGATTATCCACATCCATCGTATTATTTGATGGATTGAACCAAACATATCGATAGTGATTTGAGAAATATGTGTCATCCCAAGCTACAACGCCCGCTGCATTCCTCCACCATCTTGCGTGATAATCAGGGGTTCTCTGGCCATCACTGACGGTATAATCCGCTGGGTCATCATGGAAGTTCTCAACCGAGTTTAACTCATACCCATTGCTCCATAGAGTGTACCCAATGGCATCATGGTAAGAGAGGTAATTTTCACTCGTGTCCCTGAGTCTATGCACGTAACAACCCCGCACAGTGATGTTGATTTCTGTGGCACTTGCAAGACCTACAGGGGTCCACTCAAGCGGAGTCTGAACCGAATCATGGATTTGTAGATCTCCCGCATATTGGGATCCTGCCACATCCATACTTCCTGGATCAACATCAAGCCCGGGTATTGCCATATCAATATCACCAAAAGGAACAATGGCTGTCAGGACATTCCATGTGCCTACATCAAACTCAAATCCCTGGACCTCAAAGTCGGTTTCCAGATCCTCATCCTCTGCGGTCCCAGCCAGATTTACGGCCTCCGCAAAGTCCTCCGCAGTACCAAGCGTCTCCGCAATAATCTGATTGATAAGATCTGTCAATTCGCCGATGTCTGCACCGCCGCCGCAAGTGTACTGATTCGGATTATCTAAGTCCACCTCCTCAAGCGAGTCATCGCCCTCAGACATCTCAACAAAGGTGTTCTTGTAAAAATTCATTGGCCATGTGATGGGCCATGTCACCGGAACAAGAACCCTCACAATCCTGGTTGTGCCCTTGCGTCCTGCAAGTGTGACTCTCAGGTTCTCTGCGGTATCGCCAGCCTCTTCAACGACAACCGTAATCTCATCCTCCATGCAGCACTTAAATGTCTGTATGCCATTATTGATTCCAGTCGATCTTGCTCCTCCAGTAATTGATACAGTAGCCTTCTTTGTGCCATTCACATATATGCTTAGCCTTGTGGCATTGGTGCCACTATTACTAAGACTGGCCCTGACATCATCCACAACAAAAGAGTATGGTGCCCTGAAGGTCATAACTGTGCCAACCTGAACATCCTTTGAGTCCGTCCATAAGGCATCCACATTGAATCTCTCAATGTCATATCTATTGGCTTCCACGTCCTGGGATAATGCCAATCTCTGGGAGTCCACCAACGCAATCTCTGCCTGGAGTAATTGCAAGAGTTCCAGTAATCCATTTACTCTCTCCTCCTCACCATCCACTCTATCAGTGAGGCTACTCAAAGAATTTGAAACAGTCTGAATACTTGCACTCAGATTTGAAATATTAAGCTGTGCACTCCGAACATTCTCTTCTAAGGCAAGATGCTCCTTAAGTGTCACAAGGCCATCAATAAGGGCAGCAAAGCTACTCTCCTGATACTCATCGCCACGCTGGAAGAGTGACTTGAGGTAATTTCTGCTATACTCTACTCCGCTCATTATATCACATTCCCTCCAATTACAGTGGCCTTTGTTGGATCCCTGGATTCTGTTGCACGCATACTGTGTCTGGTAATATCCTTCCAGGTTGTGAATATGTGCCGCCTATCTCTTTGGTATTCTGACATGATATTCCTGTAGCCAACTTCATCCTTGTCAATTTCCCTCGAAAGATGAGCTTTTATGTACAAAGAGCAAGCCCGGGCTTCCCTGATTGTGAAAATTGTTTCATCTCCGTCATGAAGATCCGTTTCCCAGTATTGCGTCTTTTGGTAGGTCTGGATCCCCGTTCCTTCGATAATCAGCTTCTCATCAACACAAAGCTTTGGATAAAGAATGAAGCCATCATCACCAAACGCTATGGAGTTATGACACCTCCCGTATGATGACTCATTTAATATGTGGCGTTCATTCCAAGGGATCCTATCCACCTCACGGTACTGGCTCACTTTAAGATCATTGTTATCAAAAGGGAATCTACGAATAAGAATCCTGCTTATCTCGTGGTTGGGAATGGTAACTCGTCCAGTATGTGCACCATCATGTGTTTCAGCGAGGACATTTATCCTGAACCAGTTATCCGGATCATCCCCGGGAAGACTGCCGCCCTCATCCACATCATGGTAAGACTGAAACACAGGTGTCCCAAATTTTTCCGCAGATCTCATTAAGACACCTCCAGTCTCCACAACTACAATGGATCCTTTTGCCCATGCTTCATGCGTTGTCCAAATTGAAGGCTCAACGCTACTCCATGTCACTATCTCAATATCTCGCAAGGCTGACACAAAGTCCTGTAAATCGACAATAGCTGCTCGTGCCAATTGATTGATGTAGGTTTGAATCCGCTTACCCTTACGAACCGCATCATGCAGGAGCAAATCCCGCATATCTTCTTTGAAATTTCCCCAAGTATATTCCATTACCTGCCTCTCGGTACTGCGTAGAATCCGACTATTGTTGACATTATTTCTGTAAAACTATGCAGGAGTAATCCTCCAGATATTGTTACCACATGAAATTCTTTACCTGAACCAAATAGGAATGACATTATTCCCCCAGACAAGTCCTTTTTCGGAACAATTATGTCGAAAGATATATGTGGGTTTTTCCCGTAATAGATCACCATGTAGCAATACGTTGCCGTGAGCATACAAAAAAGGACACGCCTGGTAAGCTGAACAAACGGGTCTTTGGCATTCTCCCTTGCTATTTCCGCTTGCACCTTACGCACCTCTGCGTCCTTTAAGGCACTATTGCGATCAGCGGCCCCCTTACGTTCGATCCAGCCATTTACGATATTGGACACAAGCTTAATGCCTGCACCAACCGCAATATTTGTTACCGCACTCCCCAGCATTGTTGGTTACTCAATAAGCTCAGCGTTGCCATCAACAGCTTCCAATTCTCCTGAAATCAATAGATCTATAGCATCCTCACTTGACTCTTGGGCCGGACGTGCATTGTCAGCACGCTGAGCATGTGGCGGCTTTGTAGGGTCTTCTGCGATGCTTATGTGAGAGTTGGCTTGCTGAGCTTTCCGCCAATTTTTTTTTAGAGTTTCATAGTCCTCCTCGGAGATCTCTTTCAGGATTCCAGGGTACTTTTCCAAGGCCAACTTTGCAGTCTCTTCAGAAACTGATGCTATACCACGCCATGTCCTGCCGTGTAATTGAGTAAGAAGCCTGAAATCAGGTAGCTTAAATTGTGCGTTCGCCCTTTCGGTGTAAAGATACTTGCTCATCTTTTGTCTTATATGTGTCGTGTGATTAAGGTTGAGTTCGACAGGTGCGGGAGGTAATCAACCCCCCGCACCTTCATCGAACACATAAGGTTGGGGTAATGGCGAAATTAATCGTCGTCGCCTACTCCGCCGCCAATGTTTTCTCCAGCAGCCTGAGAGATTGCCATCAATGGTGGGGTGTATGTCAATGATCCAGATTTAGAGATGGTGACAGTGGTATTTTCATCATCCTTATAGGATACTGTCACTGTATTGGAGAAGTTCTCCAGGAGCAAGTGACGATGGGGGCGATCCAGCATTGCGGTCCAGGTCTCCGAACGCAAGGAGTACTCACGAGATACGGAGTTCATGCGGCAACGGTAGAGTCGATCAATGGAAGCATTAGGAGACTTCCGAGTAACGGAATTCGATCCTGCAGAACCTTTGTGGATATCAGACCAATCCAAAAGCCACAACGCACGAGAGCGATTCATCGCATTTGTGTTTGCTGTTGAATTTGCATACTGACCCTGAACGACATTAATCATGTCATCAAAGAATGGATCATGGAAGATAGCCAACTGAACACCTACTTCAGGAATGTCGTAAATGTTGTATTGGAACAGAATAATGCCGTTATGCTCAATCTTCTGATCGATCTTAGCAGTACGCTCAACTGTCCAGTCGTACTTTTTAATGAAGTACTTATTCATTGCCTCAAAGATGTTGTTGGCAGTGATACGGTCAGTCATACCGTCAATAACGAGAACCTTATCCCCGTCTTGTTCACGGTTGCGTTTCAGGTAGTAGAGATCACCAAACAAGGTATCTAAATCAAGAGCTTCCCCCATGAGGTCACGCACACGCCCTGTGTTATAGAGCATTGTCTTGATACCAAGAGCGTTTGCCTTGTACTCCAAAGTACAATTCGGATCTTCCGGATCGGAAACCGTTGGCAGATTCTCATAGTTGTTCGGATTGTTCTGCTCCTCATTGATCGGCTGATTAAACCAGAAGGCACGGTCCATGTCGTCGTAATAACGCTGAGCAGCTTGCTTATTCTGGTCGGCAAGAGGCTGGTAGACCATGGAATTAAGGAAAGGATTGACCTCGCCATTCATGATCTTCTTAAGGGTTTCCCTGTACTCCTCATTCACAATACGTGAGTCACGAGAAGTCTGGAGCCAGTTGACGATGAGCTTTACGTTCAAGTTGGTAGGCTGATTGTAACACCAGGCTTCATAATCATTCACGTTGTTCGCCAGAGTTTGCACAACACCATGGGTAGGTTTGTAGTGCTCAGGAACTGCACCAGTGGATGCAAATCCACCAGCAGGGACATCGCCACCAACTGGATTCAAAAGAACAATAGCCGAGGAATCATCGCCAGTAACGCCCTTTGAGCCAACAATCTCAAACTGAGACTCATAAGCGTTTGGAGCATTACTGTTTCCTGAGTCCTCAAACCAACTGGAGATGATCACAAACCCCCCAGGCATGAAATATCGCTCTGGATTAGGGATTGGAGTCTTCCAGTCGGAGCTTCCAAGATTAATCTTGAGCTTCCAAGTGTCAGTACGAAGAGTGCTGTTGATATAGCCATGCTCTCCTTGACCGATTAAGATCTCTCGGTTTGCACCGATGGATCCCGTAGTCATAGCCTTGTATGTGCTAATATCTTCTCCGGTAGCAAATGCACCTGCACCTACCTCATCGGCGATAACGAAGTAATTCGCATTCAAGACAGATCTTTGCCGCCTTTGAATGAACGGCATGATCACAGATTGACCAGCAACCTTAATCTTGTTCACGAGGGGCTTGATATTTCGAACTGAGGAGTTCAATAAATCTGTAAAACCACGCTCTACAACACCAAGCATTTTAGCCTCAGTTGCATTCGCAATTGTTCGGGCCAAATGGATTTCAGTGTTCTTCATTTCTGCGAAGCGTTTCGGGGTAAGCCCCGATATCTGAGCCCTCGTAAGGGTGCAGCCTGTACTGGTGTCTACCTTGATTACACGAGGCAACACACCTGGCTGGAGTAAGTCTGTCGAACCCCCCTCTGTAGCAGAAGTATGGGCTGGATGGTTTTGGTTATTTAATGCCATAGTATTTTAACATTTCAGCCTCAAATTACCACATATCGAAAAAAAACAACGAATATTCGCATTTTCGTCATACTTTTTACAAAAACTGAAAATCAGGACTCAGGACTTAAAACTGAAAACCTCCCACATATGCACCCACAAAAAAAGGGGAGCCTCCTTTTATAGAGACCCCCCTCCGTCTGGTATGTGGGTGGAGAAAAATTACTTACTCATCAAGCCCAAGTGTTGATAAAATCGTGTCCGATAAAGCATTATCACCTCCCCTATTCTTAGGGGCAGGGGCCGCTCCTCTACCTCTGGATGAGGGAGTTCTCGGAGAAGAAGTTCGGACTTTTTTATCCTTATTTTTTACCTTAGGAATCTTGGATGCTTTTCCATAAGCCCTCATATTCTCATCGTGAGCCTTCAGGGCTGCATCTAACTGCTGCTTACTTCTGCCGATAAGTCGCCTCACAACATCCTGGTTTGACCATGTGTAGTAATTATTGATCTTATCAGGTGCCTTTTCCTGGATTTTCCTATATTCTGTGCGAGTGACAAATTGCCTTCCGTCTGCACTGCGAGTTTTGGCGGTGCCTAAATTCAAGAATGCCTCCTGCTCTCTCTCAAGCCACGTCAGCAAAGAAGTATGAGTAGGGTTATTTTTATCGAACTGCTTATACCCCTCCTGGATCTCGATAAGCTCTGACACATATTGATTTGCTCGTGTCACATGATGGTTCACGAGATCATATTCAAGCGGCATTGCAGCACGAACCTCCTCGGATGTCTTTTCCCTTAACTCGTTTGCCAAACCCTCAGGCACCAGGCCAAATACTGCTTGGGTTGCCTGCCTCTTCTGATGCTCAACAATGGGCTTTAGCTGCATTAAGCGTTGCTCATGCTCGGTTTTTTGCAAAGCTGGGCTCACCTGCTCCATTACCCTTTGCGTTGTTCTCTCAACGAGCATATCATCCTCGGCTTTGCGAATCTCTTGGCTTGTAACCTTGGGATACCCAGCACGACAAAAATTCTGATACTCCTCATCAGTAGATGGATCAAAGCTTGGATCTTCTGCAACACGCTTTTCCACGTAATCCTTATGCTTTTTCGAGAACTCAATAAAGTCCCTATCCACTGGGCGACCAGTAGACTGTGCAACACGCTTGAGGATTTCATACTTGGATTTTTCCTCAGGAACCATATGCCTCGTTAGTTCCTCATCCGGATCATCCTCTTCCTCCTCCTCTTCCTCTTCCTCAAATGCAGGTCTTACGATTTCACGACGAACAACACGACGAACCTTTCTGCGAGGCATCTCCTCTTCCTCCTCCTCGTCATCGGCATCACCCTCTTCTTCCTCGTCATCATCGTCATCATCATCCTCCTCCCCATCGTCATAATCGGAATCAATGATAAAGTCGGCAAGTCCTGCACCAAGATTGCCATCATCTTCTTCCTCGCCTCCCTCAAGGTCCAGGTCTACTTCTTCTTCTTCTGATTCTTCATCGTAATTGCTCATTTTGCGGATTTCCTTGTGTGTTTGATTGTTGTGGTTGTTCGATATTTAATGCACTCTCAACGGTGCCGATCCGCTGATTTAATGCCTGCAATGTCTTTAGCATTTCGGGCATTTGCTGCTGTAATTGTTCTGTAAACTTTTCCGCCTGGATAGACTTCGCTGCACTCTGGTCCTCCACGCTTTCTGCTTCAATCTTAAGATCATACCCAGACCCAGACATTCTAAAGATTTCATTCAGCATTTCCATCAATCTATCTGGACCTATCTTTTGAGCCGCCATTGCCGCAAGCTCTGGAGACATCTTCAGAATCTGCATAAGCATCTGTGACAACACCTGTGCTGACTGTGTATCTCGTGGCCTTTCCCCGCCATCCCTTGAAGTAAATAGGTAGTCATGCCTTAAATCCTTTGGCATCCCAATCACATTCCTGCGTCTCGGAACATCATGATCACCAATGTCATCATCGGAACTAACATCAAACCCAGCCTCCTGAATAGTCTTAACAGTGTATCTTCCGGTCACTGGTAGATCAAATTGCTCATCATCGCAAGATATGGTGTGCTCATAAAGCTGCTTTTTCATCGCAGACCTTAATTCATCAATTCCCTCCGAGATGAAGGAGTATAGAGCATTTGTGGTATTGGTAATCTCCGTGATCTCGGTTGCCGACACTTCCCTTGGCGAAGGTTGGCCAAGCTCCTGTGGAGATAAAATCAAAAGCCTTTCAACGATATTCAGAATACTAAGAATGGCTGTAGTGTGAAACTGCACACATTCCGCCATCTCCCTATGCACATCAACAACAGTAAGGAAGTTTTTTGGATCAACACCCAAATCAGTCATGCCAGACCCAGAGTAGAAAAACGCTTTAGGGTTGCCGTACCAGTTTCCACCCTTCAGTGACTTCTCAATATACTCCTCCTGATCCTCATCAAGTGAATCCCTGTCAATCGCAATGATCTTCATCATGCCAGTCTTCATATCATGAAGCATGGTTGTCATGATGTCATTGAGACGATCCTGGAATGGCATAATCTCATGGGCAATGCTGATGTTTGCAAAGCGATCATCATTCTCATTGATACCACCATAGATGGCTGGAATCGACGGCATGTATTCCGCAAAAAGAACGGTATTATCAGATGCCACCACAAACCTTACCCACACTGGATACGGATACAACCCAAGATCATAATCACTCGGGATGATCTTCATGAATAGATTGGTGATAAACGATGTCTGATCATCTTCCGAGGCAGCATACAATCCCACATTCGCCTTGGAATCATTCCGTAGGGCCAAATCATCATCTGCCAGCCCTTCGGTTGAAGGAAACTTGATCTTTATGTCGTCAAAGTAATATGTGAAGTAATTCGAGTGCTGATTATGTAAGCCGATGAGGTTCTTTGTGTACTCAATCTTATCCACATTCCAAAAGTCCGGATCCCTCGCCAGATCCCTATGTGGCACAACATCCCAGTATCCGATATACTCAGGGCCAATATCATCATTGATCTGCGGAAGCGGTCTTGACCTATCCCAGAACACCCTTGTTGGATGAGGCTTCACATATAACACTCCTGCTCTTTCTGTAACGGACATAATTTCCTTATCCCCAGTTGCAGGATCCTCAACCTCAACCCACCCCTTATCCTCATGCCACGCCCCATCTGGAAACAAAACAACACGAGAATACAAAAACATATCTCGAATTGCCTGGTTGGATATGTGGCGATAACCAAAACTGTCCGTCATAATCTCCATGCGTTGAGATACTACATCTCCACGCAACTTATCACTAACGGAGGTTCCCCTTGGTTCATATTTGAGATACGGAAATAAATTGGAAAACTTGGAAACCTGTGCAGCAAGCCTGCGGTTGATGTATGAACGGATCAGGTTAATTGACACCTCATGCAGTCGCATTTGGTTGATATCAATAATATGTCCATCTTTATCCTTTACCGCAAATTCATCTACACAATTCAGCTTCTCAAGAGAACGGATACATTCCGTCATCTTGAGCTTTCCCTGTGCATACTGCATCAGTGGAATATTTGCCTTGTTAAGAGGCAGGGAGTCCCACGCTAAATCAACAGCCCTATAAAGATGCTCATGTCGGCAACTATACTCTACGCCCTCGTAGATTCTGGACTCAATCAGGTCATCAAGCCTCTTCCTGTGAACCCAGTCTGGATCCCCCTCGCTGCTCGTGAACACCTCCCTGAGTCTCTGCTCCGTGCATCCCCTCCTCCTCAATAGTCTCAGATCCGTCATTGCTAAAATCAAATAAGTCAATTGTGTCGGGGAAGACTTTCGAAAGAAAGGTATTCTCCAACAGTGTTAAAAGAATACAAACTGGCATCCTCAGGTTGTTGGCGTGCATTGATCGCACGAACTCTTTGTGCTCTATTCCACATAAGCTTGCGAGTTCATATATTGTAAAATTAAAAGACTTGGCAAGCCTTTCGACCCTTTTCTTATCCCAAATACTCCTGACATTTGCTGTTTCGTAATGGGCATCAATTAGTCGAGAAGCCGCTGTCGATGTTGCTTCTCCATTAATCATCACCTAAATATGATTCCGGATGATCATCATCAGTTCGCCCGAGGACATCATCTTCATCCTCTTCTTCCTCAACTTCATCCCCCTCAATGTCAGAGACGTCCTCAACCCCATCGATAGAGCACTGCACCCTTCGATCCGTGATCTCCATAACAGTAGCCTCCACAGTAATCCTCACTGGATCCCCTGGCTTCAGTCCCTGAAAAAGCTTCTCAACCTCTTCATTATCCTCGATGTCAATTGCGATTTGATTCAGTGATTTCATAAAATTTTACTTTCAAAGCCAGTCACTCAATTCTAAAACCGATCATAGGTCAAGATCCAACTTCTACTATTTTAACACCCCTTCGGGATGCTTCATTCTGGGTAGGCATCCGGCCTGTTGCCGATAACTCCATCATTGGATATGTGGCAGCATCAAACGGGTGAATATAGATACTTCTCTTTGGCTTAAATGCCATTTCCGGCTCATACTTCCCATCCCTCTCCTTCTCGGAAACCATCTTCTCGAACATGGCAATCATCTTTACGCAATGGGAGTCCACTATGAATTCATCTTGCTGGAGTTTTGCCGCCATCAGACGAACACGCCCCTCTACCGATCCTGCAAACTTTGGAGCCCGCCACATCTTTATTGGTTCCAACCCAAAGGTTGCACACTTCTCTCTGGATATCTGCTCAATATCCTGAACGTCATAGCTTCCAGTCTTGGCCCTAAACTGATTGAATGCTGAGTTATCCGACACATGACGATATGTGAATTTCGTATTCATCTTATCATTCCAGTACTTCATCCTTCTCATCACCAAAGTAACCATCTTTGGATATGCCATCTTTTCATTGGTCCAAACCATTTCATCGAAACATGTCCACAGCATCTTATCCCTACCAATTAAGCACTGCAGAAAGATGATGGCATTATTTACGGTTCCTGGATCCCATCCACATATAATTGGAAATTCCGGATGAGGGTGAAGTCGTGTCCTTTTATCACCAAACACATGCAAGGATCTGTGGAAGTATGGACGAAAGATAGCTTCCCCTAATGGCCGATCAATCCACTTGCCCTCAACCATCCGTTGATACTCAATCGGATCACCCGCAACACCAGCCATAACCCGATCATAGTACCCTGGAGGCAAGTTGTGCTTATTCTCCTCAATCTTGAGGTGGTAGACTGAGTAATCATCATTCCACTCTCCCTCCGGAGACTTTACTTCACCGGTATCATGGTCAATCGATTCAGCATAAGGCATCTCAAAGAACCTAACATAAACCCAGTGGCTGGGGCCATCCGGATTGCAAGCCGCTGTGTACTGCTGTGGACCATTGATTCCAGGACGACGACCAACCTGCTGAATACAGGCATCAAAGTAATCTGATGTATCGAGAGTCGTAAGCTCATCCACAAATATGTAGCTGGCCTCAAATCCCCTGATTCTGTTTTTGAGCACAGCTCCAAACGGGCAAGAAATACACACCACACGAGAATACCCTCCAAACCGGTTCTCGACATCTATGTAAATATTCTTCTGTTCATCCCTCCGCTCCTCACATACTTCGATATCGAGTCCTTCCGCCCACTCCGGAAGAATCTCTGTCTTCAGTTTATGCCAAACCCCACCAAGAGTAGCCTGCGATTTAACACCAACAATGACAAGTGCCAGTGCATTAAAGTTCTCATACAAGTGCCGAACAAGCTTATGACCCCCAAGGCAGTAAGTCTTTCCGGTTCCACGTTCTCCATACGCCAATATGTATGGGCTGGGATCATGGAACATCTCATACTGAGTTGGACTTAAGCTCGGCTCCCATTCTATGTCTCCGTCAGGTCCATAATCCTCTTCCTCAATCTCCTCCTGAAGATTCTCAAGCTCCTCTAATATACTGGCTATGTCTGCTTTCACTCAGTCTCCGCCTCCTTAGCCTCCATCCTATCCTTATCCTTAAGTGCACTGAACCCGGGCTTCCTCTTGCCTCCATTTCTTTTCTTCTTGTTCTTTTCATGCAACTTCAGCATGCACTCCATACCACGCAGAAGCCTCTCATAGAACTTACCCTGTTGATCACAGCACATAATGAACTGCCGCATCTTTATAGCTTGCTGATCAGAATTCAGGCTCTTACTCAATATCTCACTCTTGAGCAATTCAGACATCTCAAAAAGAGATACATTTTGCCGAACTGCAACTGTGTTTGTAAGCTCCAAAGCACGAGACATAACAAGCCCCAGGTTGCCCTTCATGCCATCAAACACTTTCAGCTTACCGATATTGTCTTTGTTTACTACAATATCCTCAATGGCAGACTCAAATATATCCTCCCCATTTGCTTTGATCATCTGAAACTCTTCAGTCAATCCAAGCTCCTCCATAAGGGAGACTGATCGCATCTCTGACTCTGGGGAGTTAGGTTCAATAACCTTGCCCTCTCCCCATATGGCATCAAGAATATGCGTAGCTCGGATCCTTTGCTTCAGATACCCAGGCGTAATATCCGCTTCATCTGCCGCCGCCCTAAGGTTTCCGTCATGCTTAAGAAGCAATTCGTTGATCTCTAATGTCGTCAGTCTTTGATCGCTCAACTTTCATTTCCTTTCTCCACTCAGCGATGATTTTTATCAACTCAACGAATGTGCTTTTGTAGTGTGGTGACTTGTGTAGATAGGTAAATTTTGGATTCTTCCGCTTGTATGATGCAGCACGATTCCTGTGTGCGGTCTTCATGGGATCAAAGTCGCAACCCTTGCAGAACCTCTGAGCATCACCAATAGTGACAGTATCCCAACTCTTGAGTCTTGATATCTGCTTTACTTGCGTTACTGCCAATCCTGACCTTAATGCAATCTCTTCGTCAGACAGTGCTCTTATGATGCTGCCTGACACAATCTCCCTTGCAAGGCATCTAACCATGACAGGAGGAAGTCCCGATAGATATTTCCATTTCACTCCTCTTTTACTAAAACCACACACCACATATGCAAGAAAGAAATTCAATAAAAGCCTTGCATGTAATTCTATTTTTGTCATACACTTTTTCTCATGTCTGATTCCACACACTCAATCATAAAGTCTCTCTTCCACATACAACAGGAAATCAACGCACCCAAAGGAAAGTATAATTCCTTCGGGAAATACATGTACAGGAGCTGCGAAGACATCCTTGAAGCCGTCAAGCCTTTGCTTCTAAAAAATAAATGCATCATTCTGCTTTCTGATGAATTAGTGGAGATCACTGGCGATACCTACATAAAATCTACAGCAGGACTTATTTGCTCGGAAACAGGGAACAAAATAGAGAATGTTGCATTTGCGAAAGAACCTAAATCCAAGAAAGGGATGGATGAATCACAAATAACTGGGTGCACCTCTTCGTATGCCAGAAAGTACGCATTATGTGGACTGCTCGCAATTGATGACAACAAAGATCCAGACTCCATAGAGGAAGGCGTGGATAATGCCGATTCAAAAAAGAAAGAGCAATCTCCGCAACATCCACAACATAATGAAAAGCCAAAGACAGAAGGCGACCTATGGACAACCTGGAGAGAGTATCCAATTCCGTTTGGTAAAAATCAAGGGATTCTATTAGGATCATTAAATGAAAACCAACTTGAATGGTACTGTAAAAATGTGGGTGGCGACCAACCAGAATTCCATAAGTGGATAACCGAGGCATACAATGAGGTATTTGCCAACAGAAAATCCCCAGAACAATCAACAAGCGTAACTGCACCACAACAACCCAATACCGGTGCAGGAAGCGATGAAGAGGATGACGATGTCCCATTCTGAAGAAGAGGAACTTAAGTTTCCGGATGACATTGATTTTTCCGACGAAAGACTGGGGCTTCCGTCCGCCTCCGGAATAGAGTCTTACATGCTGTGCCATGGTAAATTTGGTGCAGAGAAAGGAATGCCGGAGATAAAAGTTGATGATGGATCCGATGAAGGCTCAGAAAGACACTTGCTCGCACAGTATAACATCTCCCCTGCTCTTCTAAGGAATGTGGAGCACATTAAGTGCGTGGAGAAGGCAAGGGAATGTATTGAAAAAGTACGAGGAGAAACCATTAAAGGCCACGGATACATATGGACCGAGGAACGCCTTCCGCTCGTTGACCGAGGGCAAATCCCATTCCTTACCGCAAAGCTGGATTATGCCGAAATTGTGCCACAGAATCAACGTGCACTCATTGTTGATTACAAAATGCTTTATGGGTTTCACACTCCTGCATACATGAACCCACAACTATTCACTCAAGGGGCAGCACTTATGCAAAAAAACAAGTCTCTCACTGAGGTCTTTATGATGCTGTGCAATCCCCTTCTGTATCCAGCATACTCCATTACCATGTTCCGTAGAGATGATGCCCAAAACTGGGCAAATGAAATACGGAAACTCTCACTCAAAATTCGCACCGGACAACAACCAAGAACCCCAGGGTTCAAGCAATGCTTCCACTGCAAGGCACTCACCGCATGCCCTGAGGCAATAGAAATGATAGATGAATTTATGCATGATGATATTGAAAAACTATTCAACGACCCAAAGCATGCCAAGCGTGCGTATGAAATGGGTAAACTTTGTGAGCAGTTCGCCAAGAAAACAAAGGCACTTGCCAGAGATCGACTAATGGTAGGGACTGGACGGATAAAGGGATACAAGCTCTCTAAGCCTTCCATGACTGCTGAATATGACGCTAAGGAGCTTTTCCGTGCTCTACAAGATAGAGGGTTTGATATGCACACCATTGCTAAGACCACAGACATTGTGGAAAGCAGGCTCATTGAAGAGTGGTCAAAGAAGACAGGAACTTCATTGAGTGAATCCAGAGAGTCCTTAAGATCTGTCATGATCAAGGAGAACGCATGTAAAATGGTGCCTACCCGGGCAAAAATTATTCGTGACGCAACGCAACCAGCATAAATACGGGGTTTCCAAAAAAGAGGACAGAATTGCTGATGGAATCCTTTTTGGATCTAAGCTGGAGAAAAATGGATATGTTCTATTCCGTGACTCTATCGGCCTGGACAGAATCATACTTCAGCCAAGATTTGAACTGCAGCCAAAATTCAAATTTCAAGGCAAAGGCATCCGTGCTATCCACTACATAGCCGACTTCCTTATTGATTATCATTACGTAATCGACACAAAAGGAATACTGACTCCTGAGTTCCGGATAAAAGAAAAGATCTTCATGCGGAAGTTTCACCGCCCTATCGTGATTCTTAAATCACAAAAGGCAATACGTGAGTTTATTCAGGATCTTCGATCTTCCTTGCGACTCGACCCTTCAGCACAACAGTTCCGGTCTGTATTCGTGTCTCAATCTTAACCCACTTCCTTTTCGGAGGTATGCCATGATCGAGATATTCCTTCCGTATCATTGCCCCGATATCTCCAATCCTAAACTCTTCACCCCTCTCAAGAAGTCGATATCCTTCCGGAAGCGGAGGGGCTGGCAGAATGCAAAATTTCCAAAACATAAAATAATTCAGTCCCTTCTTTCAAAAACTGTCAATTTTAATTTGACTCTTGGTATTATTTCTCCATTTTTTACGCATTGGTTAAATTTGTTTTCTACTTTGTAATCAATCAAGACTCTTCCTTGGAGTTCTCATAAGACCTACGCCACGCTTCAGACACATGGCGAATGATGTTGGAATCACATGGTCTTTTCTAAGGGAGAGTTTTTTTATTTGACACTTCCTTTTCGGTTTTATCTTTTGAGGACTCCAACATCTAAAAAAGCCCATGTGTCTAATAAAACTACATCAGGCTTGGAACTGTCAGACCCTGACAGGCACTACCAAGCTCGTCTTAATGTCCCTGGCCGACGATGCCAGCAAAGAAGGCTTAGCGACCTCCTCGCTATCCTCAATAATGAAGCAATCAAATTGCAGTGACTCAACCGCTCGCAGAGCAATAAAGGAACTGGAGGAAAAGGGATTTGTCCAGATACTCAGATCCGGAGGAGGTAGAAACGTCACTGAATATTTCGTGAATCCCATCGCTGATTCCGGCCTCGAAAAATCAATTCTTGAGGGGTGTCAAAATGATAGGGGTGTCAAAATGACAGGGGGTGTCAAAATGACAGGGGTATCCCCTACTGATAATCAGGGCTCAGAGCCTGAGGGGTGTCAAAATGACAGGGGTGAATTACCTATGGTGTCCTCCCCCCTCTCAGACTCTCCCCCCACCCACGTTGGGGGAGTGCGTATGGGTACGCATGAGGAGGGCGATTCCGGTAGCGACAGGAAGGGCAGGAAGGCACCAAAGGGAAAGCATCCTTTACCGGACGACTGGTATCCAAACGAGCACAGCATTAACGTATGCCGGAATATCATGAGGCTAAACCTTCAGATAGCAATGGAGCTTTTTATGAACTGGGCAAAAGGCAAGGGCAAGTTGTACGTTGACTGGGATATGACATTTCAGAACGCTTGCCGGAAGTGGATCCCAGAAACTCCCAGTGCATTACTGGTGAACACGCCAGAAGACGTGGCCCAGCAAAAAACAATGGATTTTACCATCGACAGCGACAAGGAGTTTGTCGAGTGGATGAAGGAGCGGGGTTACTGGCAAGAAGGAAGATCTCCTGAAGCCTTAGCGGATTATCGTGAAATGTTTGAAATGGGAGTTTAAGCAATGAGAGATACAGAATTACCATTTGACCAATCCGCACAAGGCAGCAATCCGCTTATGAGGGTCACTCCGCATAACGTAGGAATTGAGGAGGCGTGGATTGCAATGCTTTTTATGGACTCAAGCCTTATCGATAAGGCTATCGAGGGTGGAATTACCCATGAGTACTTCTACAGCACGAAATGCCGGATCATTTACAGTACCATCACCAACCTTTGGAAAACAAACAACCTGAATGAGAATGGGGGGATTGATGAGCTTTCAATTGCTCAAGAACTCAAGAATATCGGGATGTCTGAAGAGGTTGGTGGATTCAGTGAAATCACGAGAATAACCTCCTCTGCGGAAACGGCAACTTTCTTCGAAACCTACATGGGATACATTCAGGGGTTTCATCATGTTCGGTCTTTGATATCGGTTTGCAATGAAACGCTGGATGCCGCCTATTCGAATAGTCCGGTAATGAGCCTTTTGGCCGATGTTGACCAAAAGGTAAGCTCCATATCAATGTCAGCACTTGCGGTAAAATCGATTCACAATAGCAAGGAGGTTGCCGCAAACGCAAAAGAGATAATCCGGCTAAGAAAAGAAAACCGAGGCGTTACAGGGGTAACTACGGGCCTTGAGGATCTGGACGGGATCCTGAAGGGATTTAAGCCTTCAGAATTGACATATCTCGTAGCACGGCCATCGACCGGAAAGACAGCCCTCTCACTCCATATCACCAAGCATGCCGCTAAGCACTTTGGAAGCGTCCTGTACTTCAGCATCGAAATGAGTCACGATCAACTTGGGTGCCGAATGATTCAGGCAGAGTCAGGCGTTCCATTCAGGCTCATGGATGACGGACTGCTCAACAAAGTTCAGGAGGCTCAGATTGATGAAGCCAGCGACCGAGTTGGAGAGTTGCCGATTTACATTGATGATTTCAGCTCACCGACAATGTCTCACATTCGGAGTCGGGCCAGAAGGTTCGCCAATATCGGTCTCAAGCTTATTGTCGTGGATTACATGCAGTTGATTCAAACAGAGAACCCAAGGACATCCAGAGAGCAGCAGGTTGCCGAAATCTCACGAGGATTGAAGGCACTGGCAAAAGACCTGAGCGTTCCTGTTTTGTGTCTCGGGCAATTGAATCGAGATATTGAAAAGGGCGGGAACCGGAAACCCAAACTCTCTGACATAAGGGAATCCGGACAGGCTGAACAAGATGCGGACGTAGTGCTTGCCCTTTGGCAGGAAAGGCCCGATATCAGGGATTGCGTAGACTGTGCGGTACTGAAGCAACGGAACGGGCCAATCGGGGATATCAAGATCAACTATCAGCGAATGACTCAAAGATTTACGAAATACTTAATGCCTAAGGTGGAAACCTCCGATGTGCCTACATCTTGGGCAGGATCAACTCACACGGCACGTCAGGAAAGGACGTTTGAATAATGTCAGGATTCGTAAAAATAACTGCGGTAGGAAATCTTACCGCAGACCCCAAGCATCAAATTGTTGGGCAAAATCAAACCAGCAAATGCGAGTTTCGCATTGCTGTAACACCTCGGAAGGATGGGCCTACCTCATTCATTCCGTGTGTAGCGTGGAAAGGAACCGCAGACCTCGTATCTAAGTACCTCGAAAAGGGATCAAAAGTACTGGTCCATGGAGAGTGGTCTCAAGATCAGTGGGAAGCTCAAGACGGATCCGGAACAAGGCAGAAGGACTATATTACGGTAAATGATGTAGTATTCCTGGGTAGCCCAAATCAAGGCCAACAGACGCAGCAGGCTCAACCGCAGGCTGGATACCATAATCAAGGACAGCAGGGACATCGGCCTCCTCCGCCTGCTGGGTACAATAATAACGGCTTTGGGCCTCCGTGAGGATAGAGAGGTACGATTCTCAGGATAGATTCCTCGTATCCAGCTTGACCAACCCAGATAATGTACATCTTGTGGACATGGAAGAGTATGATGGATACGGGGAATGCTCCTGTGAGTACTGGCACTTTAATATTGGCCCAAATCTTAAAAAAGGAGAGGAGCCAGTAAAAGCTTGTCGGCACATTATTGCAGTCCGGAATATGCTGGCTCGTGAGTTGAAAAATAAATTCAAAAAAATGATTGACGTTAAGTGAATTTTCGTAGTACATTTTTTATCAACGTCAGGGTAGAGCAGTTGGTAGCTCGCCAGGCTCATAACCTGGAGGTCGGGGGTTCAAGTCCCTCCCCTGCCACCAATTTTACAACATAAAATGTTATTTGAGTCTGGGTACATAATCACCATTGGGGATTTTAAGATCACCAAGTCGGACAGATACAACTTTCATGTTGAGTCAATACATGTAGGTAAGAGCGGAAAAAGCTCCTGGAAGCATGAAGGATACTACAGTGATCCAGGAAAGGCTCTTTGGGCTGTATTCAAATTGAATATGGGCAAAGAGCCAGCCTTTACCGCCGAACAGCTTGCTAAGCAGCTCGACCAGATAAAAAACGAAATATTGAACGCATACCCAGAACCCGCACCAAGCAATGAGTGATAATAAATACGATCTAAACCAAATCAGTCAAAACCAGCAGAATGAACGCATGGCACTTATGCAGCATCAAGAGAACTGCATGATAATTTCGGAGGCTCTATGCAATCTTGTTGCCCACCAAATGTTTACCAAGTGCTCATTGATGGATGAGTGGGAGAAGCAGCCAATTGAAGATCACTTAAAGGCATCGCTTAACCAGTATAACAACTTCTCGAAAAACATGGAGGAGCTGGGCGAGATTATTTCCAGACTTGAGAAAGGTGATGAGATTGAGGCAGATGAAGTTATGTCAAAACTGTCTGAGGTTGCTGGAATTGGTGGAGAGCTTGGGGCATCCATCGCAATATGCATGGACACTGCAAAAGTTCAGGTCCATAAACTGCTGGCTCAAAAAGATCCTAAAGAGGTTGAGACCCAAATGGAACTCAGGGCAAAAGCTTCTGGTGGCATCATAGAGGATATCTAATCCTCCTTGTTTTTGATAAAGTCACTGCAACACCTCTTGTGTCCGTCCGGTATTCCTGGAAGCATTGTAGAGGTTGCAAAGAAACGAACCTTGTGGCCCTTACCGCAGGGTTTTTTCATGCTATCAAGGTAGAACCTGCATTCCCTACAGAACTTCGCCCTTCCGGAAGCTTTGGCGACTGGTCCAGTTCGCTCTATGCTTCTGGTCTTCTTTTCCTCTGGTGCCTTCTTTTCCGGAAGCCCATTGAGAATGGATATTGTCCTGCCCTTGAGGGATGGATGCTCCTTTCCTGCGGTAGCAATCCACTCCCCAAGTAGCATGACAAGCTTATCAAGCCGCCTCTTCTTGACTATCTTCGTTCCTTGGATCGATGACATATTGGGCGATGTTGATTGAGATAGGTGGACCTCCATTGGATGGAACTACAATTAAGCCAAGCACTTCCTTTCCTGCGGGTATCCAAGTGGTGATGACCTTGAATGATCCTTCGGCAATTGCCTGCTTGAGATCATTGAGGTCAGTGTAAAACTTTTGAGCGTTTACCATGTCTGGGTTCCATCCGGTTCCCGCACATGTTGGGCATAAGTCGGACTTCACTCCGCCTCCTGTTCCATTACATGCATGGCAGTATAAAGGATCAAGGTGGACACCTACCATATTATGGACATTGAGTGTCCTTGGTAGAAATTCGAGGGATCCCTTGTGGTTATTGATATGTGGCAGTTTTTGTATTGTAGTCATTGGTTTAGTTCTCCTTTCCTATTGATCTCTTGATCAACATTGAAGTGTGCTCTTTATTTATAATGTTTTCAACTACTTTTGTGCCATTTTCGCCCCGCCATTCTTCCAGGTCTTTTATTTGGCTCCGAGTGGAGTCCAGAACCCTGATAGTAAAGGGCTTCCGTTTTTGGATTTCTGGCAAGGGTTTTCTTCCCCTTTTCTTGCTCATTGCCTTTTCTGTATGACATTTATTTATTTTTTGTCAAGCCTTGAGAGAAAATTGCATTTGACTGGTTGAATAGTTTTTTTATCGTATCCCTATGTTTGAACCATTTACAGCTACTCTTGGCCTGCTCTCAAGTGGCATGGGCTTGCTTAGTGCATTTGGTGGAAAGC